GGGTTATGTACCCCCAAAACATCATTCCAAACTTTTGAAAGAGGCAAAAAAAACCAGAACGCCGCTTCCATATGAGGAACTACAACCAGACGCGCCAACGTCTGCCTAGTGAATTTACCAAGGCCGCACGCCAATGCGGTTTTCATAAATTTACCAGTAATAAAAGGGGTTAAAGCACAAGTTATCCACAGCGTCAATAGTTTTCTCGAAGCGCTCTCACTCTCAAACACTCCGAGAGTTCTTCGAAAAGATTATGGGGCTGCGGCGTGGAAGGACACGCAGAACAAACGTGACCAGTTAGCCGAAACTGGCGGCATAGCAAAACAAAAAGGCATTAGGGAGTTGAAAGCGTCTCCCAGTAAAGCAGGTGTCAAGCCCTGCCAGCCCTAATAAACACCGTTACCGCCTACGGTGTCTAAACAAAAAAGCGGCATTTACCTTGCGACGAAACCGGATATCCATTCGAGACAATCCAGCGTGAAGCACCGAGGTTCATTACTCAAATCAACTCAGGGAGAGGTAGCGTTTAAGCAACGGGCTTCTCCCACCATTTACGTGTTGGGGAACACTATGCGATTTCTAGAACAAGAAATTCAAATTGCCATAGCGCACTACCTAAAGGGTTTAGAGGCGCACACTCGCAAGAGGTTTACCTTCTTCCACGTTCCCAATGGGGGCAAGCGGGGTAAGTCCGAAGCAGCGAAGTTAAAGGCTATGGGCGTTCGCGCTGGCGTACCTGATCTCATTATATTTTTCAATTCCATTATCGCGCCCCCTCTATTCATTGAGTTGAAAGCAGGGAAGGGCAGCTTGAACGTCAATCAAAAAGAATACCACGCCCAGCTTAAAGAGCTGAATTACGAAGTTCTAATTCTAACGGCTCACGACAAGCGGGACGGGGTAGACCAGATCGAAGCAATCATGAAGGAGAAATTAGCATGAAATGGCCATTTGTAAGCAGAAAAAAATACGACCTTATTGTTCAAGTTAAGAACGAGTACGCCAAAGAGTGTGTTGAGCTTAGACGGGAGTGGGCGCAAGAGTTCCATAACTATATGCAAAATACAAATATGCAAGCAATGAAGTTTTTAGAGTTTCGCAGACATGTTGCTAAAACAGCCCCCCAAGCCCTTAAGAAACGCAACGCTAAAGGCCAATTCACAGGGGACACATGGTAGACTACACCCCTGAAAACATACGGTTTAATCATACATTATGGAGGAAAAGTTAATATGTTTACAATGTTTCGAGGTGACATAGCCTTATCGCCTGAATTTGATTATTCAAATGCCCTATCGCATCAGATTTCACCAGAGCAATCCGCGCATAAATGGTACAAGCATTTTTTTAAGCATGTCCAAGAGGCTGGGCCACGGTATGAGATGCCCCGTCCTAGAATGTACAACGATGAGCCGTGTTGGATTGGTGATCTAAAACCCGAGGGTTCCGCTTTCTTAGAAGACGGTTATGTGTGGGTTTCAACGATGAAATGTAAGCATGTAATCGTGCATGAAAGTAAATTACGCGAGCCGGACAATTCCGATTATATCGAGCATTTCAAAAAGCCAGTTCAAAGCTATCATTATAGAATTTCCAGTAGTAAGCGCAATAAATCAGAAATTAGAACGGTAATAAACAGGGCTGGGAAATAATGAATGAGCATTTCACCAACCTCCCCCTAATAGTCCAGCACTTCATGAACGACTTCTGCACGGAGCATGGCACAACGATTTACAACCTCCGCAACGCCCGTACCGAGAAGAGCAAACAACTCCGCAGGGGGCTTATAAAGGCGTTAAACGTGCGCTTTGGGAAACTGGATGATTTAAACAAGGTTTTCGGCATGTCCGAAGCGGAAATGAGGGCGGTATGAGGCATATCAGCGTAGTTGTGAAAGAGATTGTAATGAATATGTGCCTTGCAACGCCATGCAGGGAAGAATTTAGGGCGCGTGTCGCTCTTAGTGTTGAATCCGGCTTGTTTGAAAAGAGCGAAGCCGAGCATGTTTTAAATGAGTTTGATCGGGAGGAAGAATGGCTGGATTTATAAAATTATACCGCTCAATAAACACGTGGGGATGGAGGCATAAGCCTAACACTTTTTCCGTGTTTTTGTATCTGCTTACAAATGCGAATTATGAGCAAAATACGTTCGAAGGACGCACCATAAAACGTGGGCAACTGGCGGTTTCATTGGATTCTATAGCAAGGGCAACAGGCATTTCGATACAGTCCGTTCGCACAAGCCTAAAACACTTAAAATCAACAAACGAAATAACAATCACTTCAACCAATAAATATTCAATAATATCAATAACTAAGTACACCGAATATCAGGACATCGACAAGCAACCTAACAATCAATCAACAAACAAACAACAAACAACTAACAACAATAAAGAAGGGAAGAAGGGAAGAATAAAAAAATTAAAAATAAAAAAACCTGAAAATGTTTCAGAGCAGACTTGGAATGATTTTGTAGCACACCGTGAAAACAAAAAAGCAGAAATAACCGAAACCGTTCTTGATAGCATCGTTCGTGAAAGTGAAAAAGTTAACTGGTCTTTGGAAGAAGCATTGAAAGAAATGATTATCCGCAACTGGCAGGGTTTTAAAGCCGAGTGGGTGAAGCGTAAAGAAAATCAAGCCATAAACGGCATGGAGATAGCACTATGAATTTTTACGACATCGAAATCGAGCAGTGTTTGCTTGGCGGGTTACTGGCAAACCCTGTACCGCTGAAACTCAGTGAAGAGGACTTTCACGACATCGAACATTACCGCCTGTTCAGAGATATACAGGGCGGCAAGCGTGTAAAGGATTACGTAGGCACGAAAGAGTTTGATTATGTCCGCTCACTGGTGGATGGAACAATCACGCATTTCGAAGAGAGCTTGCAGGATTACGCCGATGTTCTGAAAGGTTTAACGCAGAAACGCAAACTTCACGACACGGCCAAGACCATGCTGGAAATGCTGGACGGGAAAGACGCAACCGAAGTAGCAGCGTATGCGCAAGGCCGCTTAGAAAACACAATCTCGACAAACAAAATCATGACCTCGCAAGAGCTAACGCAGATCATCGCGAATGAAACCGAGCTTCCCCCGAATAAGTTTTCTACAGGGTTTAAGGGGCTGGATAACGTAACCGGCGGCGGTTTGTATGAAGGATTTACATACGGGTTCTGCGGTGCCGAGAAGATGGGAAAGACCACGTTAGCACATACCCTGTCATTCCAGCTTAATACCCCGCATTTGTACGTTGCCATGGAAATGGGCGCAAAGCAGATACACCAAAGAAACATTGCGCGCGCAGCCGGATTTAACTCATTGGAGTTTTACAAAGGCACCGTGAAAAAAGGCACGATTGAAACCGCCAAGACGAACGATAACGCCTATTACGCCGACCTGATAGGGGCAAATCTTGACGAGATACTATCTGAAATCCGCGTTGCCAAAATAAAATACAAAATTACGGGCTTTATTCTGGACTACTGGCAGCTAGTACAGGGGCAGGAGAGAGGCCAGAGCGAAGAGAAGCACCTTCGGGACGTTGCACAGGGCGTTGCCAACTTTGCCCGTAAGAACAAGCTTTGGTGCGTTCTATTGGCGCAGATGAATCAGGACGGGAAACTGTTTGGCGGTAACGGGCTTAGAAAGGCTTGTGACCAGCTTTACATGATACGCCAGCCCGAAGGACAGGAACACACCCGCTGGTTAGAAATGGACGCATCACGGTACACGATCAAGGCTAATCTTGGCAGTGAAGAACGCGGATGGGTAATGATGGATTTAAAATCCGGCCCGTACTTTTTTGAATAGGAGAGCAGCATGACCCCCAAAGAAAAACAACTCAAGGACTACATATCCCTGTACTGGGAGGAAAACGGATTCGCGCCGAGCTATCGGGATATGATGGAAGGCACCGGAGTGAGTTCGACATCCTTGCCCTACACCATTGCCCAGCGACTTGTGAAAAAGGGGTATTTAGAATTAATCCCGTACAGTAGCAATAGGAATTTAAAGCCTGTTTCAAGTCAAGAACTATCCGCATTAGCATTCCTCGAACAGCGCGGCCTAACCCAAGACTATCAACAGTGGAGCAATACATGAGCGATAACGGACAACAATGGGAATACACCGAACACGTAAAGGGTTCTCAGCGGTACATTAAAACCCACGGCATGAGAATATCCAGAGCGCGGCTTCTCAAATCATTAACTCCGGCATTGATAGACTGTCAGCGGGAAATAGCCATTGCCTATGATCTGGTGGAAAAGGGATGGGGATATGCCTTGCTTGGAATTAAAACAACGAACATGGGGCGCGTAGGAGGGCGAGGGGAGCCATCACAGGAAATGATTGATACTATCCGCAAGAAAATCGGTAAGCTGCATAGCTGGCAATTCCAGACAAAAAAGCAATGGGTTGACGCAGTGAGTGCAATTGAAGAACATGGTATGACGGCCAGTGAGTATGCAACCCGCTTTGGAGCGCATCACAGCACAATTGTAAGCTGGTACAAGCGCGGCCTGAATGAGTATGCAATATTAAATGGGATGGGTAATCAATTATAGTTGCAATCCGCGAAATCATGGTGTAAAGTACTATAGTACCCAGTAGGTACGTCACCCGCCACGCCAATCATAGAAGCGCTGCGGGTTTTTTATTATTCAAATAATATTGCTGGCCTGATTTATACAACTGATTGAGCGCTGGCAATATTCCTCCCCTCGTAACATTGAATCCCCCAACCGCCATTCGAGCGAGTTGTTCACATGCCTCTACGCAGTTACGGGGGGAGATTTAACAATAAGGAAATGAAATGGCCAACCTCACAGTAGAATGTTATGGCGACATAAACAACGATGGGAATATTCCCGTAAAGGATAAATATCTTGGCACGGCGACGATTTCTACTCTTTCCACAACAGGCACAAACAGCACTGAACTTCCTACTGGCACGAAATACGTAGAAGTATCCAGTGATGCCACAGTGCGGGTCTATTACACATTTGGTAAGGGTTCAGCAACCGCCACGACTTCGCATCAAGCATTAAAGTGCGACCTTGGCCAGAAAATAGACTTCACAGGTATTAACGACAAAAACAACGACACAATAGCGGCGAGGATCGCTTAACCCCTCCTGCCCATTCGGAGCAGCCACAAGGCAAAGGAAACACCATGGAAGAAAGACTACTCGATATACTGAAAAACCCTCCAGAGCTATGGACGGACGAAGACAAGCGCCTAATTGACGACCAGCACAAGAAAGGCCGCAGAGCGTATGTAAAGCAGTTGATGGTGCAGGCTAATGAAGATAACGCCTAAGAAAGAGAAGTTCTCCCAAAAATACGTTGAACTAGGAAATGCCAGCGAAGCATATAGGCAATCATACAACGCCAAGAATATGACAACAAAAACAATTAATGAGGCGGCTTCGAGGCTATTAAACGACAGCAAGGTTGCTGCAAGGATAAAACAATTACAAGAGCGGCTGCAAAAGCGCCACGAAGTCACGGTAGATTCTATCACCGCAGAACTGGAACAAGCCCGCATATTGGCCATGATGGAAAAGCAAGCGGCATCGGCTGTTAGCGCTTCCAACAGTAAGGCCAAGCTGCACGGCTTATTGAACGACAAAGTAGATATAGACGGCGAGATAAGGCTCTCGATCAAAAAGAATATCATTAGTGCCAGAGATAGAGATTGACTTCTCCAGTGCCGATTGGGCGCAGGCGCTAGACCCTAAGCATAGATACATATTCATCAAAGGCGGTAGAAGTTCGGGAAAATCACACGAGGTGGTTAATTACCTGATAGAGCGTTCTATCGAAGAGGAAGACCTAAAGATTGTTGGATTGAGAGAAATCCAGAAATCAATTGATAAGTCCTCGAAGTCCTTGGTTGATAATAAAGTTAAAGAAATGGGGATTTCCTCCCTATACAAATCAGTGCAGAGCGAAGTTCGTAAACAGATTGGGAAAGATTCCGGCCTTTTTTACTTTCAGGGCATGAATGATCTAACAGCCGACAACATTAAATCCTTAGAGGGGTTTAAGATTGCATGGTTTGAAGAAGCCCAGAACTGCACACGGAACACATTAAAGGTTCTCCGCCCTACAATCAGGACGGAAGGATCACAGCTTATCTTCACATGGAACCCAAAGTTTCCCGAAGATGCTATTGACGAGTTTTGCAATCAGGTCAGGAATGAGCCTGATGTTCTGGTTATTCACGTAAATTATACGGACAATCCTTTTCTCTCTTCGGAAGTATTAAGGGAAGTTGAACTTGATAAGAAGAACAACCCTGAGGACTTTGGGCATATTTGGCTTGGTGAGTACGACACATCCTTCCACGGTCATTACTACGCCAAGCTGTTAGAAGATGCTAAGGCCGAGGAAAGAATAACATGCGTCCCCAAAAAGGCGGGTGTTGATATTATCACGGCTTGGGACTTGGGGAGAGCAGATGCAACGGCCATATGGGTAGCGCAGATAGTAGGGCGAGAAACCCGCATAATAGATCACATATCCGATAACTTTAAAGACCTTGATTTCTACGCTGATTGGATCAAGGAAAAGGGTTACAACGGCTTTCACAACTTACCCCACGATGCAGGGCATACCCGCCTAGGCATGAAGGGGTCAATTCAAGACCAGCTTAGAACATACGGGCTTACCAAGTCCCGTGTAATGCCAGCCCTCTCGGTAGACGCAGGGCGTAGACAGGCCAAGCAGCTAATAAAAGAAGCTTACATTGACGAGACAAAGTGTCAGGACGGGCTTCAAGCGTTAAGGCATGAAAAGGCAGAGCGTAACGAGAAAACAGGCAAGTGGAAAGAAATCCACGAAGACGACAGCGCGGCGGCGTTTCGATACCTCGCCCAAGCACTAGAGATAACCCCCACCAAGAAACCAAAGGCAGTATCAATGCAAATAGCGGCAGGACATTGGAAGACATAGTAAAGAAAGCCCATAAGAGCTTCGAGACCAAAAAACAATACTGGCATGATATTTACGACAAGGCCAAAGACGACCTGAAATTCCAATCTGACGAGAAGCACTCTCAATGGGACGAGGGGGTAGCAGAAGCCAGACGACAAGCCGACCTTCCTGTTATTCAAATAGACCAATTAAACCAGTTCGTGCATCAAGTCTCAAATGACATTCGCATGAACACTCCCTCGATTAATGTCATACCAGCCACGGGCGCGGACAAAGAGACAGCCGAGATATACAAGGGTCTTATTCGCAATATCGAATACAAATCAAACGCCGACAATGCTTATGATATGGCCGTTAATAACGCCATCAAGTGTTCACTCGGGTTTATTCGTGTTGACCATGACTATGAGAACGATGATGGGTTAGAGCAGGCCTTATTTATTAAGCGCGTTGTTAATCCTTTGGCTGTTTATCTTGACGACTGCATAGAGCCTGATGGATCGGATGCAATGGAAGGATGGGTATTAGAGACATTATCCGTTGCCGAGTTCAAAAAGCGTTACCCCAAGTTCACACCTGTCTCTTTCACTGATGAGGGTAAGGAATGTAAGGGCGAGGATGATGAAGTCGTTATTGCTGAATACTTCTATATTGAAGAGCAAGACCGCGTTATTACCTCGATCAATGGTGAGGTTACTGATTACACCGAAGATATGGGGGAAGTCCCGACTCGCACAGTCAAGAAACGTGTTGTGCATCGTTGTATGCTCTCTGGTCAGGACGAATTAGAAAAGACAATCTTCCCCGGCAAATACATTCCTATCGTTCCTGTCTACGGAGAGGAAGCATGGGTAGACGGTAAGCGCGAGATATATTCCCTTATTCGCAAGTCCAAAGAAGCGCAGAGAATGCATAACCTCTGGCAGTCCTTGCAAGCTGATTCATTGATGAAACAGACCAGCGCGAAGTGGCAGGCTGCGTCAGGTCAGATTGACGATTATAAAGACGATTACCTCTCCCCCCATAAAGCAGCCGCATTGCGTTATGAGCCCTATGATGATGCTGGCAAGCCTCTCCCTCCACCAATACCCATTGCCCCCCCTCCATCCCCTATGGGTTATGTTGAAGCCCTTGTCCAATCAGTTGACCATATCCGCTCCACTTTGGGTATATACGGCGCAGGGGTAGGGGATAGAACGAACGAAGTCTCAGGCGTGGCTATTGACAGCCGCAAACTGGAATCCGATACAGCGACTTATCACTTTGGCGATAACCTGATTAAATCCCTAACCCATGTCGGGCGCATTCTTGTTCACGCAATCCCAGAGATATATGACAGCGAGCGCGTTATTCGTATTATTGATGGCGAGGACAAGCCCCAGCAGATTGGCGTTAATGGTGCCTTGGGTGAAGAGCAGGAACAAACAGTCGATCTTCGTACGGGTAAGTTTGATGTTCGTGTCACTACGGGTACGTCTTACGCCACGAAGCGCCAAGCCTCCGCACAGTTCTATGAAAACGTAATCGTTCGCTCCCCTGAAATGATGAATGTCGTTGGTGATTTGATGTTCGAAAATTCGGACGTTGAAGGGGCTCAGGCTATGGCCGAGCGTATGAAGAAAATCATTGATCCAAAACTCTTGGAAGAGGGCGGGGACGATCCACGTCTAATGATGCTTCAACAGCAATTAGAACAATCTCAAATGCAGCTCCAGCAGATGTCAGCACAGCTTGAAGAGAAGCAAACCAAGAACCAGACCGATGTAATGAAGATACAGGCAGACCTTGAGAAAACCCGTATTGAAGCACAGATGGAACAGCAGAAATTAAACCTCGAAAGAGAAAAACTCGCATACGAACAAGCGAGATTACAAGTTGAGCAGAGTGGCTTAGCCCTCAGCCAAGAAATCGGGACAAACGTCACGATCTAACGAAAGTTAGCCCCACCTTATGCCCCCTGTTCTGGGGGCTTTTTTTTATGGAGAAATCTATGTCTGAAGAAGTAGCCGAAATGGTGGAAGCCCAAGCGGAGCAGCCACAAGTCGAGCAAACCGAAACCCCTAACGAAGAAAACGCTGCCGAGGAGCAACAGGAGGGCGAATCCGATGTGGATTACAAAGCCCGCTATGAAGAAATACAGCAACAGTACAAGACTGTAAGCAACCTCGCGAAAAAGCAGAAGCACCAGTTTAAGGAGTTTAAGCGTCAGCAGCAACAAGAGCGTGAGCAATATGAAGCAACGCGCAAGGAGCTTGAAGCATTCAAAGCACCTAAACCACCAAAAGAAGATGAATTTGATTCCGTAATGGATTTCATCAACGCCAAAATTGAGTATCAAGCTCAACAAGGCAGGCAGCCACAAGGTGAGCAGCCACTATCCCAAGAGCAATTGGAGCAACAGTTTCGAGCGAAACTCTACGCAGAACAACAGGTTCAAACCGTTGTAACGCAAGCCCAAGAGTTATCACAGAAAATACCCGATGCCGCTATGGCTTTTCAAAGCGGCGGAGAAGCACTGGAAGACCTACCCCCATTTGTAGCCCAAGCCATCCAAGAGGCAGATCAAGGCGCACTTGCCCTTTATCACCTCGTTAAGACCGGAGAGCTTGAAAGCCTTGCGAGCATGAGCCCGACTCAAGCCGCTATGGCCGTAGCAAGAGCGGAGTACGCAGGCCAGAAATACCTT